AGTCCGGTAACCGTTCATTCTTATAATAGTACCGCTTATTACGCTGGCAAGGCTGAATGGGAAGCATTGAGTCTTACTGTTCGTGATGATGTAACAAATTCTGTTAATCAGCTTGTTGGCGCACAGATTCAGAAGCAAATGAATTTCTTTCAACAGACATCACCACTTGCTGGAGGAAACTATAAATTTCAAATGGAAATCGATACACTTGATGGTGGAGACGATACTATTCTTGAAACATGGAATTTAGAAGGTTGTTTCTTGGCATCTGTGAATTATGAAAGTTTTGATTATTCATCTTCGGATCCTATGACAATTGAAATGAGTATTCGTTTTGATAACGCGACACAAGCTGGTGGATTGATGCCATTGACACCAATTTTGTCATCTACTACAGGCGGAATGCAGTTCTAATAATTTGGCAAATTAAATGAGTGGATCTTTAACAACGACATTAATTACGCCGACTCAAGCGGCTGATATCTACTCGAATAGCCAAGGCTTTCCGAAACAAAAAAATGTTTTCCTTGTTCGATTTAATAAGAGTGGCAGTATTAGTACTTCTGCCACTCTTATGACTTATGCCATTAAGTCTGTTGATAGACCTTCCATACAACCAACATCCGAAGAATTAAATCAATATAATAAAAAAAGACAAGTTTTTACTGGATATAAGAAATCCCCAATAAAATGTACATTTTATGATGATGCTCAAGGAAGTGCGCAATCAATGTGGGCAGATTATTCTCGTTATTATTTTGGAGATTTTGCCACAGGTAATGATGGAGGACCATTTTTTGATGATATAACCGGAAGTACATTTGCAAATAACGGAAGTGATTTTGGTTTTACATCTTTTAATGGTGGAAATCCATCTCCGGGTTCTCAATGGTATTTTACAAGTATTAATATTTTACATTTTCACAATACAATTTATGATTTATATACTCTTGTAAATCCAAAAATAATTGCTTTTGAACCAGATGATTTAGATTTTGAACAATCTGGTATATCAATGATTAATACACAATTTGTTTATGAAGCAATTATTTTTACACCAAATTATGGTACGGCTTCTAGTGCGCCAGAATTTTCTGCACAATACAATGGAAATACATCTGGAACACAAGCGGATTATACCAGTGAACCGGGAAATACATCACCGACTTCAACATCTATTTTACAAACCGCATATTCATCTGTTGAACAATTATTTGGTGGAACAAGTGGATTATATCCATCCTCAACATCACTTCCTGATTATAGATATTATTCATCGGCTGCAACAGGTGGTCTTGGTGTATTTGGAAATTTTATTTATGGAACAAATAATCCAAATTCAATAAGTGGAAGCACATCCGCGACAGCATTGTCTTCTTTAGCACAATCCAATCCCGCATTAGCAGCAACACTTGGACTTGGTTCTAATACTGGTAATCCATTGGCAGTTAATGCGCCATTGAATGTTTATGGAACAACCGCTGGTTATGTTGGTGCTCCGCCACAATTACAAAGCGTGGGCGCATCTGTTGTTTCTTCAATGACTGGAAATTATGGAAATATTGGCAGTCAAATTGCGGGTGGTATTGTTGGAGCTAATTTAATTAATGGTGCCGGTGCAAATAGTTTTTTAAATGGTTCGGGATTGACTTTATCCCCGGCTGCTTTGAGTGTGATCAATGCACAAAATCCAGGTGCGGTACAATATGGATATAACGGCAATACAACACCATTTGGAACGCTTTATGGATATCAAGGAGCAACTGGTGTCACGGGACCAAGTGTTGGTAGTGGACTTGGTACAAGTACTGTACCGACCATAGATGCCACAAGTGCGCAAACAACTCCTGATGCACAAATTATACAATCACCAACAGTTGGTACAACTACTTCTACGGTAACACCTGTTACAGCAACTCCATTACCGGATCCTGCCAATTCAACATCGTCTTCGGATGAAAGTGGTCCAGAAATAGATTTCAGTATTACCAATCCAATCGACCCAAATAGTGGTGTTGATACAAGTGATGATGATTAATGGCAAATTATGCAAAAGGCACATATGTGCCAAAACATCCAGAAAAATATATTGGTAAATATCCTATTATCTATCGTAGTAGTTGGGAATTTGCTTTTATTAGATTTGTTGATCAATCAAATCCATATATTTTATTTTGGGCATCAGAAACAATAGAAATACCTTATAAAAATCCATTAAAAGGTAAGTTTTCAATATATATTCCAGATTTTCTTATTGGTTATATGGATAAAAATAATAAAAAACATTGTGAACTTATAGAAATAAAACCAGAAAAACAAATGCCAGGATATCAAGGAAAAACATCTACCAAGGAAAAATTACAACAAGCGATTAATGCGGCTAAATGGCAAGCGGCATTGGCATATTGTGCAAAAAGAAATTGGATGTTTCGTGTGATAAATGAAAAACAATTATTTGCATTTCAGAGAAAATCATGACGCAAGGTATTGAAAAAATATTTAATCTTCCATCTATGGAAGATATTTTAAAAGAAAAAGGTGTTCTCCCCGAAGAACCGATTGATGAAACACCAAGTGATGAATTTGAATGTGATGGAGAACCAGATCCAGAATTAATGCATACTTTGGAAATGGCACAGAATCGCATTGATATGGTTGAAGGTAAAGATCATTCTGATGCAATGGACAATCTTCACAAAGAAACGTTAAAACATGCACAAGATTTGATGGATTTTGGATTTAATATTGATGTTTCTCGGGCTCGTGGAATTTTTGAAGTAGCCGCTGCAATGTATGGTCGTGCGATTGAAGCCAAAAATTCAAAAAGAGAAGCACAATTAAAAGCCATGAAATTGGCATTGGACCAACGCAAGCTAGACCTTGATGAAAAACGCATCAAAGCTCAGCTTGGTGAAACAGAAGCCAATACGATTCCTGGTGAGGCAACGATTGTGAGAGAAGACCGCAACGAAATTATTAAACGTTTGCGTGAACAAGCACAGAAAAAAACAAACTAAATTATCGTCCCTTCCATGCTTTATTAATACTTCAATGGAAACATTTCTCGATCTACCTGTCCACCATTTATCCACCATTCTTGAGTGCCATCTGGACTAATATATGCTGGTCCATCCTCTCGATGCAATCCACCATTTTGCCACCATTGTTGTGTTCCATCTGCATAAATAACAGCAGGTCCACCAACACGATGTACTTCTCCATTTTGCCACCATTCTTGTCTGCCATTTGGGTAAATAATAGCTGGTCCATCTTCGCGGTGCAATTTACCATTTATCCACCATTCTTGTCTACCATCTGCCCAAATAACCGCTGGTCCGTCTTCACGGTGCAATTTACCATTTATCCGCCATGCTTGACCGCCATTTGCCAAAATAACAGCAGGTCCATCTTTGCGATGACATTCACCATTTATATACCAGAATTTTGTTCCATCCGCTTCAATAGCGGCAGGTCCATCTTCTCGATGCCTTTTTCCATTCAAATACCATGCTTGATATCCATCTGTGCGGATAATAGCAGGTCCATCTTCGCGATGGTATTTTCCATTCAAATGCCAAATTTTATCTCCATCTCGTTCAATAAATATTGGTACATTATCTGATTTCATTTTTCAGACTCCTATTTAATGAATTTAAAATATCACGAATTTAAAATTCGTCAACTAAAAAAATATATTGAAATTACATTCATAAGTGATTATATTGCTCTTTATGAAGGGGTGCCCGAGTGCTAGGGGTCGCCTTGCAAAGGCGAATACGACTGTTCAATTCAGTCCCCCTTCTCCAAATTTCAAAGAAAACAATAATTAATATAAAAAAGATAAATATTGGGAGATATATTTAAGGTCTTCCATAAATGGATATTAAGCGTTATATTATAGAATCAGAAAAAAAATACAAACTTCGTCTTAAATCTGTTGTACCTTTGGATGATACTGCCATGGATTCTATTGAATTTGCGGTAGCAAAATATCAACCACTTGAATTATCAAATCCAAAAAAGACAATTATTCAATCGCATCCGGTTGATTTTGTGAATGTTACGGCTGCGGAAGTTTATATTGTTGATATGACTTTTGGATTGCCTGTCAATGCAATGGTATTACGTGATGATATTCGTAAAGCGTTAAAAGCGCCTGAAACTTTTGTGGTTGTTCGTTATCCAAATGATGCTATTGAAATTGAGGGTGAACGTAAACATGCTTCTTGGGAACTAGAAAACGAACGCAAGAAAAAAGGAATGCGTTACGGAGCTATTTTAGACACAGACAAGGATTATCCAGAAGCAAATGATTTTGATAGTAATGAATTAGCTGGAAATGAATATAATAGTGCATTTTTAAGTTATCTTGCTACTGTTCGCAAAGAACGCGAAGATGCAAAAGTTAAAGTTGAAAATTTACCATTTTCTTGGATGGACATTCCGGATCGCCGGGATCAAGAACCATTTCAATCTGATGAAGATTTTAATGCATCTATAAAAGATGCGCCAAAAATAAATCCAAATGTAAAAGTTCCAAAATCAATTGAGGATCGCAATATATTGGGAAATATTGATGATCGTACTAAAATCACAAAATTATATAAAGACAAAGACGGCAATCGCGTTGTTGCCTCATTTATGATGGGAAAAGACCAATGAGAGTTTCATCAAAAGAGATGCGTAAATTTCGCCGTATTGTAGAAACAACAAATTTCGATCACGGTCATGGAGATATTTCTGATACTTTTAGTTTGGGTGGAAAGAAAGGTGATTTTGAAACAACTTTGAATGGACGCGCTGATACCGCCACACGTAAAATGAATGCTCGATATGGCGATAATGCCATGAAAGATATTGCTAAGTTAGACGAACTTGATAAAACCGGTATCATTGATCGTTTACAAGATATTTTAAACAAAGCGGGCGTATCAGATGATGAGATTTGTGCAAGTCTTGCATTGACTGATGCTGGTACACATAAAGTTGCTGCACAATTGGGAGTTTCGGCTTCTGAAGTTCCAATGTTAATTGCATCATTGACAACGCGTTTACGAGACGATGAAAATCGCGAAGAAAGTGCGATTGAAAGTGCTTATGAAAGCATTATGAATGAAGATGATGAAAGATTTGGTTATGAGAAAGATGGTATGGGAAATGTGACAGTACGTGACTCTCAAACAGGCAAATCAATCTATTTACAAGGCTCTGAGGCGACTGATTTATTGAATAAGCTAGAGCAAGACCCGGATGCCGAACAAAGCATTCTAAGCGGCTTAGAATCCCTTATGGAGGGTGGTATCATCGATGAATCCGATGATCCAGATGATTATATTCGCGAGATGAAACAAAATAGTGGTACTTTTAATTTTCCTTGGAAAGTTGGTATGAAACATGGAACAGGAACAGCAAAATATAAATTTGATGGAGATGATATGATTGTGCATCTTTTAAGTGTTCGCGATTCCGAGGGAAATGTTATGCAAATCAATTCTGGTATGAAATTGCAGATTGAAAAAATAGCGCATGATTTCATTGTTAATGAGCAAGACTAATGTTTGTAAGTGAAATTACCGAAGGCAAAGATGATGCCGAACATTTTGATGCTCTTGAAAAAACTGGTTTTTTTGGAAATAAAGGAGCCGGATGTATATTTTTTGCCAAAGATACTTGTCGTTTTTTAATAATGCATCGTTCTAGAATGGTTGAACAACCCGGAGATTGGGGAAATGTCGGCGGTGCTATTGATAGTAAAGAAGATCCTCAAAAAGCCGTAAAACGCGAAGCCTATGAAGAAGTTGGATATTCTGGTGATTTAAAATTGGTTCCGCTTTTTGTTTTTTCAAAAGGTAATTTTCGATATTATAATTTTCTTGCTGTTATAGAAAAAGAATTTACGCCAAGATTGGATTGGGAATCCCAAGGTTATAAATGGTGTGAATATGGAAAATGGCCCAAACCATTACATTTTGGATTGATTAGTTTGTTTAATGATCCAAAAAGTGCAGAAATAATGAAAAAATACGCATTAAAACAAATAGATGAAAATATTGGTCATAATGGAGCACCAGAAGATACAGTGAAATTCATATCAACTGGAAAATCCATGGGCAAAAATATGTGGGACATTATTTATAATGATAGAAAAATTGGTACTGCTGAATCTAAATTTACGAAAGCAAAATCGTTTGGATCTGGTAGTCAACTTGCTTCTGGAACATCATATACAGCATATGTTCTTGGTAATCATATTGGACCAAGTTCAAAAAATAACTTGATTAAATATATAAAAAAATTATTCGTTTGATTCTGTTATCTTATAAGGCTGAAGAATAGAATTGGGATTATTATTAGCATAAGTGGCATTGCGTATTCCTTCAAAAATATAAAAGAAACGTTGTCCATTTTTTATTTCATCTGATCTTTTGTCAGATTTGTTATCATCTTTGGGTGATATAACGGTCACTCCGTCAGTTGTTTTTGTATTTCCAATATCGCTAAAATCAAAAATTTCACCGGTTACATTATCAAAAATTTTAGATGTAAAATCATTTGATTGAATCATTGCATTGATTAATCGTTCTCCTTGATTTGATAACTTTGTATCACTTAATATTTTATATTTTTGAACTTTATTAATAAAATGCATTAAAGATGTAGCAATTCCTTTATTTTGATATTTTGGTTCGGTCCATGCATTTTTTGCAATAAGTAGTTTATTTCCATAATGCAAAAAACCAAGGTTACAAACCGGATGTTGCGAGTCATCGGAATAATCTTGTCCTGGTTTATATTTTACTGCGCCAAAAATTATTTCAAATTCTGTATCAAAAACCCAAACACCGAATGGACCGGCTGATGTTCCAATAAGACCGATTTTTTCACCTTTAGACATATCGAAGGGAAGAAAACCAGGATCTGGAATTTTAATATATTCTTCAAGAGAAATTATTTCGTGAATTTTCATTCATTATTTATGAATTTCTTTTTGCATGCTTCTCTGATATCTTCCACGGATACCACTTTATATCCAACAAGAGTAATAAGTGTTGCATGAATTTTTGATTTTATTCCATATAAATGAAAATAAATTTTCGTAACATCTTTATTATTTTAAAATAAAATATAGAAATTGTATGTTATCAAGATTTTTAAGAATAAAATCTGATAATCCAACACAACTATAAGGAAAAATATCATTCAAAAAGATATCAAGGCGCATAAATATGCATGTGTGTTTTATTAAATTTTTATTCGTAAGACTATCTATAACGTACTTAGAATAATTCGGATTTGATTTTCGTAAATGGTTTATTTCATTATTACTATATAATATAGGTTCATTACTCGAAAATGATTTTGTTTCTTTCGAATAAAAAAGTTCGGTTTGCACATTTAAAAGAGCGCGTCTCATTTTCCAAGTAGGTCTTATCTTCCAATTATTTTTCATTTTCCAATCATTTTTCGCCAAAGACGACGAAGCCCTTTCTCAGAGCGAATTCCACTTTTAGCCTCAAAACCCGCATTTATCATATCTAGTGTGAGTTCAACAGGAACAACAACATATTCATCATTCATCATCGCCCGACAGATTTTTTCAGCATCTACATAATAAACTTCGCGATTTTTCACATTAGCCCAATATTTCATGGGATCATCCGTGCGTTTAAATGTATCTGTAAATTCTGCCCAGCACAAAGATGCAGCAACAGTTTCCAAAAGACGCGGATCGACTATTTTTTTGATTAATCCGTTTTTATCAATCATATGTTCCTTCATATAAAAAACCTATCACATAAAACAGTTTTGTCAAACTTATTTTTCATATTTTCGAAAAATATCGAAATAAGGTCTTGCATAAAAAATAAAATGTGTTATTTGCCTTCATAGTGTTTTTGAAAGGTCATAAAATGCCCAAAGCCGCGATTAAACTGGTTAAAAACAATGATTGGACAATTAGCCAGCAAGAGTTAGATCGCCTTATCAAAGAGCATAATGGAACCATGAATAATGTTCTTATGACGCCTGCGATGGCATCATATATTCTCAAAAATTATAATAACGGTAATAGACGTTTGCGGGTTGGGCATGCCAATTTCTTTGCGCAAACTCTTTCCAGGGGTGGATGGGAAAACACGGGTGAAGCGGTAATTTTTGCCAAAGAAGGTGTATTGAATAACGGGCAACATCGCCTGGAAGGTATTGTACGTTCTGGCATATCTGCTTTGATGGATATTCGATTTGGTATTCCAAGAGAAGCATTTTCTGTGACTGATACAGGAGCAAAAAGACTTGCTGGTGATGTACTCTCGATTAGTGGTTCAACAAGTCCATTTGCTTCGGCGGCTGCTGTAAAGTTGCTTTTGGCTTATGAAGCGGGATTGCCGACATCATATGTTGGATCTATGAAAATTGGCAATGATCAAATTCTGGCGGGATTTAGAAGGTGGCCAGAAATTGAACAGGCAGTGAATATGAATCATCAATGGCTGAAGAGGAAAGGTTTTATTACAGCGGCATCAAATGCTTTTACTTTGATGGCTTTGAAGCAAACTGATGACGAAACAGTCAGTCAATTTCTTGAATTGGTTGAATCTGGTTTGACAAAATCAAAAAATGATTCTCCGCGTTTGCTTCGTGAAAAGATATTAGATGATATTACCAGTTCACGAGGAAATCGCTCTCATGTGGTTGAAAGATTTGCTTTGTTTATCAAGGCTTGGAATTTTTGGAGAGAAGGCGAACGTCCGGCACGTCTTATTTGGCGTTCTGATGAAGTATTTCCAAAAATGAAGGTGAAATTGTGAAAAAAGGATTGGTTAGAATTATCTATGTAGAAGATGGAACTAAAAGATGGTACTTAGGTGAAAAATTACATGAAAAATTACATCGAGTTGATGGACCGGCAATAATACATGCAGATGGAAGTCAAGAATGGTGGTTAAATGGAAAAAGACATCGTGGTGGTGGACCGGCAATAATACATGCAGATGGAAGTCAAGAATGGTATTTGAATGACAAATTGCATCGAGTTGATGGACCAGCAATTATTTTCGCAAATGGTGACAAAGCATGGTTTATAAATGGAAAAAAACATCGGGAAGATGGACCAGCAATTATTTTCGCAAATGGTGACAAAGCATGGTTTATAAATGGAAAAAAACATCGGGAAGATGGACCAGCATTTATTCTTGCAGATGGAACTCAAAAATGGTTTATAAATGGAAATGCAATATCCGATGCAGAAATAAAAGAATGGCAAGAACAATACAATATTCCAGAAAATTATCTAGAATGGAATACTCAACATAAAATGTTATTCAAGTTAAGGTTCTTTTAAATGAAAAATGATTGATGCAGACAAAAATCATCATTGGTATTTAAGTGGTAAAAGGCATCGCGAAGATGGACCTGCTGTTATTTATCCAGATGGAACTCAGGTATGGTGGCAAAATAACAAATTACATCGCGAAGATGGACCTGCACAAATTTGGGCAGATGGAACAAAAGAATGGTGGATAAATGGCAATAAAATATCCGATGAAGATATAATAAAAATGGCAAGAGCAATATAATATTCCAATTAATTATGAAAATTGGAATCAAAAACATAAAATGTTATTCAAATTGCAGTTCTTTTCTTAATAATAAAAAAAAATGAAAAACGGATTAATCATCCAGCTAGATGGAATACAAGAATGGTATTTAAATGGAGAATTGCATCGAGTTGATAGCATCTCACAAAGATGGAGTTTTGTTAAAATGAAAAACGGATTAGTTATTAAAGATGAAAATCATCATTGGTATTTTGATGGAAAATTGCATCGGAAAGATGGACCTGCTGTTATTTACACAAATGGTACTCAACAATGGTGGTTAAATGGAAAAAGACATAGAATTGATGGACCGGCAATTGTTTACGCAAATGGAACAAAAGAATGGTATTTGAATGACAAATTACATAGAGTTGATGGTCCAGCGGTTATTGACACAAATGGAGCACAAGTATGGTATAAAAATGGAAAAATCCAT